GGGTCGGTGGTGTCGATCGCGAGCCTGGCCCCGGCGCGTCGCAGCGCGTGTGCGAGGTCCTCGAACTCGGCGCGGACGTTCTCGACCCCGTCGATCGGTGGGAACGGCTGCTCCAACCGGACGTCCAGGCTCTGCACGACCGGTGCGCCGGGGCGGTTCGTGAGGATGCTCGCGAACCGGATCAGATGGTCGATCGTTTCGCGGTTCCGGTTGCGGGCGCGCTCCTCGCTGTTCCCTCCGGCGACCATCAGGTGTGTTAGCTGCTCCGTGTGGTTTGATGTTGCGGTACTCATCTCAGAGACCTCGACTCTCTGTTTGGGTTGCGCGCCCGGCCTAAGCCGCCGGGCGCGTTTCATTGCGGGCGGGCAGCCGGATCACGTCTCCGGTGCCGAGCCCTGTCACGTTCGTTTGGGCGCGCCGCTCTTCGCGGACGGACGCCCGCCGCTGCGACCTGCGCCGAGCGGCCTTGCGGTCATCGAGTACGGATTCGATGACCGCGATGAGGAACGCCGCCGCGACGATGGCGACGACGATCAGCACGGCGATCTCTGCGCGCGGCATTGACGCGGCGTACGGCGAGTGATGCATTACTTCCCCTCCCCGATCTCGATTGGGTCCTGATGCGGGTCGGCGCCCTCGTCACCGAACCGGTCCAGCGGATCGCCGAGCCGGCCGGGGTCAAGCGTGCTCGCCTCGTCGGCGAGCAGCACGTCCGCGAACGAGCCGTACGTCTCTGCGTGCGCGGTTCGCACGGCGAACGGGGCATCGACCCGGTTGCGTGATCGCATCGCTCGTAGAACCGCCGCGGCGCTCATGCCGCCGCCGCCCGGTCGGTGACCTGCAGCAGCTCCACCGGGTAGACCTCGCCGGGTATTGCGTCCGCGATCGCCTTCAGCGTCGAGGCCTGCGGACGGACTTGGCCCTTCTCGATCCGCCGGATCGTCATCCCTGACACGCCGGCGAGCTCACCGAGCTGCTGGCGCGACATCCCCGCGTTCACGCGGAGCTCTTCAAGACGGATCATGCTGCCACCGCCTTGCGCGACCGACGGGATTTGACGGACGCGGGGAATAGATCGTCGATCTCCACCCCGAGCGCCTGCGCGAACTTCAGCTGCGTTGACAGGAACGGGGTGTAGCCCGCCTCGACGCGGCGGACCGTCATGCCCGACACCTTCACGACCTGAGAGCCGTACTGCTCGGGGCTTAGCCCGAGGCGCACGCGGTGCAGGTGGACTCGATCTCCTGCAAGTCGGTTTGAAGCCATGCGAACACCTTAGAACACGTGTGCATGGCTGTCAAGTCACTTGTACAGCTTCCAAGTCACCTACACAAGCTCGAAGCCACGAGCAACTCGCGGGCGATAGGAATGGACCGACATGGCTGACTTATCAGCGATCGACCCCGCACAGATCGCCGCTCGGATCAAAGCCGCCCGCGAACTGCGCGGAATGAGCCAAGACGAGCTCGGCGAACTGTTCGACCACGACGGCCTGAATAAGACAGATCCGGGCCGGATCGAGCGGATGGATGCGCGCGTCCCGTTTCGCCGCGCGCACCTTGACGCGCTGTGCCGACACCTGAGGGTGCCGGAACGGTGGTTCACCGCTGCCGACGTCGACGAGATCGTCGGCTACGGCACCCCAGCGCAGAGCGACCAGTTGACTGAGCTCGCGCAGGGGCAGGAAAAGCTGGAGCGGCAGATGGCCGAGCTCGTCGGGCTGCTGACCGACGGGCCCGAGGCCAGAGCGTCGCTAACCGACTCGGTGCTGCGGGTCATAGACGAGGCCATGACCCAGCGCGCTCAGCAAGTTGGTCTGCGAGGGAAGAAACGATCTCGGCATCCTCGGGATGAAGCGCAAGAGCACGCAGCCTAAGCCGCGCACTAAATGCCCGGATCTCCTCGCCGATCACCTGGTCGGCGGTCAACCGTGCAGGCCGAGCGTCGCCAGCGATCACATCGAACCGCCCCGGCTTTCGCGTTGCCTGAGAGATGAGGCGCCCCTTCTTGGACCCACGCGCATCAGCGTGGCCGATGGGTCCCGGGCTGCCTTGACCATCAGGGGCCGACACGCTGTCGCCCTGGTCAAACACCCGTTCCGGCATGTGTTGTTTGTCACGTCCGTGCATGGAACAGACGTTCGCACGCTACCCGGACCTTTCGCGCCACCGTCACCCGTGGTCGCCAGCCAAATCCCCGCAAACCGAAGAAATGCAAGAACGTTTGCAAGTGCAGGGACAAGGTGGTTCAGACGAATTCTCCAATCCAGAGGGGCTCACATGAAGCGGTTGGCGATTCTGCTTGGCCTCATGCTGGCGACTCCGCTCACCGCTTCCGCGGCTCAGCGGCTGTGGCCGACCGTCACCTGGACCAACTTCCCGGGTCTCGCCTCGACCACCGAGTTCCCGGCCGAGCTGGACATTCACCCGCCGCCCGGCGGCTGTGGAGCCGAGCCCGGCGGCGCGGCGCATCTCGAGATCTCGGGCGGCGGCGTCATCCGGGTCGCCAGCCTGACTTGCCGCGGACATGGGCCGCTCCCGCGACTCCCGGGCCTCAGCCTTCGGGGCGTCTCGTCGAGTGGCGTCGGCATCGGGTTCTTCCCGGACATCGGCCCCTACAACTACAGCTTCACGTATCGAATGACCATCACGCTCGACCACCGGACGCTGTTTCAGGGCCACGTCAAAACGAGCATGTTCTGGGCTCCGAACACGCGCGTTTGGCAAGGCACCGACCAGTTCGTGAACTACTGCATTGATCACAACCGGCCGCTCTACTCGTCCGATCTGAAGCTGTATTGCAACGACCCTGCCGTCGAATACGGGCATGTTGAGATCTTCGGCACGGCTGGGTGAGTGAGCGTGGGGTTTCTGCGTAAGGCGATCATCATCGGCACCGGCGGCCTCGCTCCGATCAAGGCGCAGTCCTATCGTGAGCGGCAGGCGAAAGCGACCGAGCAGCTGGTCAGGATCGAGCGTCAACGAGACGCCGCCGAGGCCTACGCCGCGGCGCCCAAGATCGGCGTCCGATGCCCCTATTGCGGACGAGCGCAGAGCGTCCCGCGCGGCACCTTCAGGTGCGAGAACTGCCACGGGAAAATGCTCGTTTCAGGGTCCGGTGACGTGATCAAAACCCGCTGAATAGAGCGGACCGATGCACACCCGCCCGAGCGCCGCCACAGATAGAGCGGACATTCTCTAGGAATTCTGTCCGCTCTATCCCGGTGCTCACCCAGCGTTTTCGGGGGGTTGGACAACTGTCCGCTTGAGCCGATAACGCACGGGATGGCTCGCAACCTCCCGAAGACCTACACCGGCGCCGAGCTCGAAGCGCTCCTCGCCGCCCCCAATCTCGACACCCCGACCGGCCTGCGTGACCGGTGCATGCTCGAACTGATGTGCCGCGCCGGCCTGCGCGTCAGCGAGACATGCGGGCTGCACCTCCGCGACGTTGACTGGCGCGAAGGCGAGATCCGGCTACGGCCCGAGATCACGAAGGGCGGCAAGGAGGCGGTGGTCTACGTCGACGATCGCACCATGTCGCTGCTCGAGCGCTGGAAGGCCGAGCGCCGGCACTATGCAGCCGGCAAGCCGCACCTCTTCGTGTGCATCCGCTCCAAGCAGCGCGGCGAGCCGGTCGACCGCCGGCGCGTGTGGGAGATGGTGCAGCGCCGCGCGGCGAAGGCTGGCATCGAGCGGCGCGTCTGGGTGCACATGCTCCGACACACGTTCGCGACCGACGCGCTCGGCGACGGCTTCACGCTCCCCGACGTGCAGAAGATGATGCGCCACAGCGACCTACGGACGACCGCCATCTATCTGCACGTCAGAGACGAGGACCTCAAGCAGAAGGTGCGGCGCCGTCGCGTGTAGGCCGGCGGCCGCGGCCGGCGCCGCGGCCGCCGATCACCTTCGAGACCGCCGCCTGGCTGATGCCCAGGGCCTTCGCGATCTGAACCTGCGTCCAATCCTCGCGGACCGCGTCGAGGATCAGCGCGTCGCGGTCCGCGCGCGCTTGCGCGATCCGGATCTGAGCTGCTCGGAGTTGAGGGGCGGTGATCATCGGGTGAGGTTCCTTTCTAGGTGGGGACGTATCGCACGGTCAGGCGACCGTGCGTCAGGTTGCGGATCGCCCAGCCGGCGCGACACCGGCAAGACACCATCTCGGCGACCTCGTGGCCGTCGATCGACCAGGCCTGCGCTCGGTCGCTGAAGGTTGCGGGCTGCCCGTGCGCGATGACGCGCGCCGGCGTGGCCCACGGCGCCGGCACCCAAAGTGCCAGCGCCGCGATCGTGGCCGTGAACATCTCAGGCCCTCGCGTGACTACGCGCTATCGCCATCGCCTCGTCGAAGCTGCCGAAGCTGCGATCGTGCCGCCACCCACACTGGCATGCGGGCTGATGGGTGGCCGGAGCGCCGAGCGAGAAGTTACCCGCAATGGTGACGGCGAACGGCTCATGCGCCGTCTGCGGCCGCGCACCGGGAGCGCACTCGATATGGAACGCGCCCGCGGTGCGCGCGTACCGGATCTCGGTGCCCTTCGCGATCGCCTCGCCGCACCCGGCGCAGCAGCTGTCGAACCGTGCGCTGATCGTGCGGAAGCTCGGGCCGCTCACTGCTTGGCGCTGCAGCTGCTCGAGCCGCTTCTGCGCGGTGCGGATCGTCGCGCCGAGGTTCGTGATCGTGAAGCTCGGATAGGGGATCGCGCGGTCTCGGTGAAACGGGGTCATGGCGGCGAGCTCCGCGCGGTGCTCCTTGCGGTAGGCGGCGTTGGCCTCCTTCATGCGGTCACGCTGACCGGTTAGCGCCTCGACCTTGCGCGTCAGGCGCTGGATCGCGTCCGGGTCATCGGAATAGATCGCGTGCTTGGCCTGCCGCTCGATCTCGTCGGCAGACTCCGCCATGCGTGTCGCCATCGCGGCCGACTCGCAGCTCTGATCCATCAGCGAGTGGATCCGCTTGAGGTGCGCGCGGTGGCCCTTCTCGCTGTGGTGCCCGATCAGGATCGGCTGCCCCTGCGGGATGAGCGACGCTAGATCGCTCGCGCGTTCGTACGTCTCGGCGGAGCGCTCTTCGCGCTTCTCGGCCCAGCCGCGGAGCTTCTCGGCACGGGCGAGCCGGCGCTCGCGGTAGGTTCGGCGCGCGGCGCGCGGCGCCTCGTCTGACTCGGTCACGGCCGGGTAGGTGGCGCCGCCCTCGTCCTCCCAGCGGCTGACGTCGAGATCCTGCGTGGGGGTAGTCTGAACTGCGGACATGAGAGCTATCTCCTCTTGTGTCTCTGGGCCCTGGCGACTAGTCCTCGCTGGGGCCCTCTTTTTGCTTACCGCACAAATATAGCCACCGTTGTATTTGGCTGTCAAGGGGCAGGCCAAATACCCGCGCGCCCGCGCGATACCCAAATCCGCCCGACCTAACCCTAAACTTCAGCGTGAGACTATCCGCGCGCCTGGCCCGACCGAGACCGGACCGATGAGCGAACAGCCCCTCACATTCCTGACAGACCCCGAGATCGCAGCACGGATCCGACGGGCTGCCGACGACCTCGCGGTCGAACGGCAGCGGGCCGCGACCGCGAGCGAGGGGATCGAGGCGGGACTCAGGGAGTTGGCGGATGACATCTCGCCTGCCGGTCATTTCGAGAGTGATCAAACTAAGGGTGTTGGGGATGCGGTTTCAGACCAAGGAAGGCTGCTCTAGGTCGTTGTTCGGTGGCGGTCGAACTGACCGTGGGTGATGTTGACGGGCTGGTCATTAGGCATGTGCGGTTGTGTGAGTGCGGGAAGCCGGCGGGGCATCGTGGGATCTGCCGGCCACCGAGGACGGCGGCGGGGTTCACGCCGGATGATGTGGACCCGATCGAGGCTGAGCGGGTAGAGGAGTACGCGCGTCGCGCTGAGGCGCGGGATGCTCGCCGTCAGCCGGGGTTCAGGGCGGAGCGGCACGCCGGCCGGGCGGGGATGTCCACCCGGCAGTTGCAGGCGCTGGCGGACACGCGCGCGGCGCTGCTGTCGCCGGTGAGCGCGGGGAACATCGCACCGTCACATGGCGCGGCCGGGCATCCGTCAGTGAACCTGGCACTGCAAGCTGCCCGCGTTGATCTCGGATCGGACCCGCGGTGGGCGGCAGCGGCGGACCGTGAGCGGCGCGCCGTGCTGCACCAGCACGAGCTGCTGGACGAGTTCGAGGGCCTCGGGCCCGCGGCAGCAGAGAAGGACCTGACACCCGAGGAGAAAGACGCGCTGATCGTGTCCGACGAGAACGCGCACCTGACCGCGGCGGCGTTCGCCCGGGAGTATCCGGGGTTCGGGTCGCCGAGCACCGTCGCTCGTAAGCGCCGGTGGTTCGCGGCTGGTTATTGCACCTTCAGCGGGTTGCCGCCGCGGACGACGTGCCGGTGCCCTACCTGCAGGAGGCTGGTCGGATGAGAGTGAGATTCAGGCTCTGGCGCCGGCGCCGAGAGCAGCCACCGCCCGCCCCAGTAGGCAGCGAGCTGGCAGAGCTCAAGGTCTGCGAGCACATCGCGCGCCTGTACGCGAATACCGGGATAGCGTGGCACCCGTTCGGGTACGACGTGCGTCCCGGACCGAGCGGGGCGATCAGCATCCGATGCCCCTCAGGAATGACATTCGACTGCCTGAGCGGGTGGGCGAGATGAGCGCCACCGAAATCCCCCGTTCGATCCCCCGTTTGACCCCGGTTCCTACTGTTCCCTCGCTGGGCGATCTGCGCCCGCAGTCGGATCAGGGGGTGCAGATGCCGCGGGACCGTCCCGCCGAGCTCGACGATCCGGACTGGCTCCGCAAACAGGCCGCGGTGCACGGAGACCGGGCGATCGCGAAACAGCTCGGCACCACCCGCGACATCGTCCGAGGCGCCCGCCGCCGCTGGGGAATCCAGACCCAGCCGGGGCGCCGCCGCGGGTTCGTCGTCCAAGCCGTGACCACGGTCACGACCGCGGCACACGAACGGGTCATAGCCCGCTACCAAACCGAGCGCTCCCTACGAGACGGCCCCGCGCCGTCCGTTTTCCTTCTGGAGACCCGCAACAAGGCGCTCCGGGACGCGCTCCTCAGCGGCGAACCAGACCTCATCTGCGAAGCGCTGGAGGCCGCGGCCGCCGGCATGCTGCTGATGCTCGACCACGAGCACGCAAGGAGGGCCCTCTCATGAACGAGGTGCATGCGCTGGTCCGGGCTTGCCACCGCTCCCGGCAGGTCGTGCGCGGCGGGTGGGGTGCCGGCACCGGCACCGACCACTACCCGATCCCTCGCGGCACGTTCGACGAGCTCGTCGCGACCGTCGAGAGGCAGGAGAGCGCCGACGCGGCCGCTCACGAGAAACAGCAGCGGCTCGCACAGGAGCTGTCATGAGCGGCATCTCCTTCCCACGGCAGGAAGGCCGCAGCCGCAACAACACCTCACCCCCAGCCCCCGGGCACCCGCTCCAAGCACAGGGCTGCTGGTGCGTCGGCGGACCGCAACTCTTCACCGGACAGGACACCTGCCAGCGGTGCGGCCGATACCCGCGGCAGACGATCGCGGGGACGTTCGCTGAGCGCGCCAAGCAGATCGCCCGGGTCGCCGAGGGCCGACGGAACCGGCAGGCCAGACGGAAGAAACGGGGCCAGCCGTGAAGCGCGCCTGCTCGCTGGTGATCTTCCTCGCGTGCCTCGCATGGATCGCCGCCGGAATCCTCCTGCATGGTGACGCCGGCGCGGGCTTTCGACACTGGGACACCGCCGCTGCGATCGGCGCTGCGTTCGGGCTGTTCGGGGCGGTCGATGGCTGACGAGAAGCCGGACCCCGGGCCCGAGATCCCCGGGAAGTGCAACACCATCAAGAAGGACCACACCCGCTGCGGGCAACCGGCCGGGATGGGCACCGACCACCTCGGATACGGGCACTGCAAATACCACCTCGGCACCACCGCGAACCACACCGCGCACGCGCACCAGCTGATGGCCGAGGAGGCAGTCTCCAAGCTCGGGCTCAGCTTCGAGGAGCTGCAGGACGTGCAGGCCGGCCGGAAGCGAATCGACGCGCGTGACGTGCTCGCCACAGAGCTGTACCGCTCCTACCGGTACGTCCGGATGCTCGAGGTCCTCGTCGGCGACCTCGGCACCGAGCTCTACGGCGACCTTTACAACAGCGAGGGTGGCCGCACCGGCCGAGCCTTGCCGAACGTCCTGTATTCGATGCTGCTCGAGGAGCGCAAGCACCTAACCCGTGTCGCCGCCGAAACGGCGCGAGCGAAGGTTGAGGAGCGCCGCGTTCAGTTGGAGCAGGAGAAGGGCGCGCTGATCGCCCAGGTCGTGAAGGTCGCGATCGACTCCATCCAGGGCCTGACCCCCGCCCAGCGACAGCAGGGCTTGGTTGGTGCCGCTGGCGCGCTGCGATCCCTCCCGGGTGCGGCATGAGCCGCTGGTTCTGGCTCGGGGTCCTGATCGGCACCGCCGGCGGGCTGCTGACGGCCGTGACTCAGCTTCACGTCCTCGGCTAACAGCCCGCTCTGATCTTCTCCGCGCCCGCCCGACCCAGAACGGGAAGAGCGCACGGACGAGCGCCGGCCGCACGCGAGGGACGCACAGTGCCGACGTGAGCCAGGGCCAAACGCCCGGCCACCCCAATCCATAGGAGGGGCTGCCGTGACCGAGCCCGATGCGTGGCAGCTCGCCGCCGACCTCCTCGACCCACCGAAGACCGGGGCGCTCGCCTACCACGACGACCCCGCCGGATTCGTGCTCGACTGCTTCAAGTGGGAAGGCGGCCGCGGCCCGACGTTCTACCAGCTCGCGAACCTCAAACGGCTCGCTGAGCACAAGCGCCTCGCGATCCGCGGCCCGCACGGCCTCGGCAAAACGACCGGTTCGGCGTGGGTGATCCTGTGGTTCGCGCTGACGCGTGACGCCGCCGGCGAGGACTGGAAGATCCCGACGACCGCGAGCGCGTGGCGGCAGTTGGAGAAGTTCCTGTGGCCCGAGGTGCACAAGTGGGCCAGGGTGCTCGACTGGGACCGGGTCGGGCGTGCACCGTTCACTCGCGACGAGTTGCTCAGGCTCGCGATCAAGCTGTCGACTGGGGAGGCGTTCGCCGCCGCCTCCGACGACGCCGCAAAGCTCGAGGGCGCGCACGCCGACCAGCTGCTGTTCGTCTTCGATGAGTCCAAAACGATCCCGGACGGCACCTTCGACGCCGCCGAGGGAGCGTTCTCCGGTGGTGGTGACGACACCGCCCAAGAGGCGTACGCGCTCGCGTCCTCCACCCCCGGGCCCGTGGCTGGCCGGTTCTACGACATCCACAAACGCAAGCCAGGTCTTGAGGACTGGTGCGCGGTGCATGTCACGTTGGAGGACACGATCAAGGCTGGTCGCGTGTCCCGCGAGTGGGCGGAGCAGCGCGCGAAGCAGTGGGGCGCCGATTCAGCTGTCTATGCGAACCGCGTGCTCGGCGAGTTCGCGTCCAGCGACGAGGACAGCATCATCCCGTTGGCGTGGGTTGAGGCCGCGAACAACCGCTGGCATGAGCTGCCCGAACAGGACGACAACATCGACCCGCTCGCCTCCGTCGGCGTCGACGTCGCTCGCACCGGCGCGGACGCGACAGTGATCGCGCTCCGGTTCGGGCACGCGATCCGGGAGCTGCGGCACTGCCCGAAACAGGGCACGATGGACACCGCCGGGCAGGTGCTCGGCATCCTGAACGCCCACCACTTCCCCGCCCGACAGATCAGCGCTGTGATCGACGTGATCGGCATCGGCGCCGGCGTCGTCGACCGGCTCCTCGAAACGACGCATGAGACCGTGGTCGGGTTCAACGCTTCGGAGAAGACCGACCGGAAGGACCGCTCCGGTGAGCTCGGGTTCGCGAACAAGCGCGCGGCCGCGTGGTGGAACCTCCGGGAGATGCTCGACCCCGACAGCGACCATGACGTGGCGCTCCCGCCCGAGGATCGGCTCACAGGTGACCTGACCTCGCCCACTTGGCGGGTGATGTCCGGCGGGAAGATCCTCGTCGAGAGCAAGGACGAGATCCGCAAGCGGCTCGGCCGCTCCACCGACGACGGGGACGCGGTCGTGATGGCGTTCTGGCCTGAGGGGTCGGAGGTCGCGGCGGTTCAACGGTTCGCGTCTGACCCGGACGCGTCGTTCTTCGCTGATACGCCCGCGTCGTCGCGCTGGCACTGATCTTCCGAGTGTGGCCATGGTGCGCGGGGAGATCCCGCGACAAGGCGAATTAAGAGCGCCTGCATGAAACAGCCACCCCGGAACCCACATTCGAGCAGGCGAGGAGGTGCGCATGGCCACGAGCAGCTCCAAGAGCACCACACGGACCGGCATCCCTGACCTCGTCCCCGGGTTCGACAGCTCCCGCAACGCCAGCGCGGACTTCATGTCGCCACTGCGCCACACGTTCACCAAGTCGAGCGTGACCCGCCAGTCGATCGACCCCTACACCGAGCTTGGCACCACCGGCCTGCGGCAGTTCGGCGGGTTCGTGCTCGAGGAGTGGCTCCCGACCCTGCAGGGCCGCAAGGGCGCCTGGGTGTACCGGGAGATGTACGACAACGACCCGACCGTCGGCGCGATCATGTTCGCGATCCGGTGGCTCGCCAACAGCGTGGAGTGGCGGGTCGAGGAGGGAGCCGACCCGAAGGCCGCCGAGTTCCTTGAGTCGTGCATGCACGACATGGAGCACACCTGGTCGGACTTCATCAGCGAAGCGCTGCTGATGCTCCCCTATGGCTGGTCGCTGCACGAAGAGGTGTACAAGCGCCGCCAGGGATTCCAGCCGGGCCCGAAGCCGTTCGAGGACATGAACGACGCGGGCCAGAACAGCGAGGACGTGTCGTGGGCCGCCCCGTCGAAGTATGAGGACGGTCTCGTCGGGTGGCGGAAGCTCAACAGCCGTGCGCAGGAGACGCTGCTGCGCTGGGGGTTCGACGGGTACAGCACCCCGACATATATGGAGCAGATCGACTGGCATGGCGGGAACCACAAGATCCCGCTGTCGAAGGCGATCCTGTTCCGCACCCAGGCCGTCCGCAACAACCCCGAAGGCCGCTCCATTCTTCGCAACGCGGTCGTGCCGTACACGATGCTGAAGAACCTGAAGGCGATCGAGGGGATCGGCATGGAGCGCGACCTGGCCGGCATCCCGGTCGCGACCCCACCCGAGGGCGTGGACCTGTTCGCCTCCGGGAACAAGCAGCTGCTGCAGAAGGTGCAGACGATGGTCACGAACCTCCGGAACGACGAGTACTCCGGGGTGGTGCTCCCGTCCGCCGGGTGGAAGCTCGAGCTGATGACGACCGGCGGCACGAAGCAGTTCGACTCCGACAAGACGATCCGCCGGTACCGGCAGGACGTCGCCGTGAGCATGCTCGCTGACTGGTTGCTGATCGGCCAGGACTCCGTCGGGTCCTATGCGATGGTTGAGGTGAAGTCCGACATGTGGGGCATCGCCCTCGACGGCATCCTCGACCTCATCTGCCAGCCGCTGAACCGTGTCGCGGTCCCACGGCTGCTGCGGTTGAACGGGTTCGATGTGAACGACCCGCCGGAGATCCATCACGGGTCCGCCCGCAAGATCGACCTCGATCGCGTCGGATCGTTCCTGCAGGCCATCAGCCTCGCCGGCGCCCCCATCCCGTGGAGCGTCGAGCTGCTCAAGGCGCTGTTCGCCGACGCGGGCCTCCCGACGAACTTTGAGGAGCAGCGCGAGCGCGCGGACGAGCTGCCCGCCGCACCCCAGAAGGTCGACCCGCAGGAGGCGCTGCAGGGTGAGCGTGTCGCCGCCGAGCAGCAGCGCGCCGCCCTGGTGCAGAAGTCGGCGGATGACCGGCCGGTATACGCCGTTGACTTCGACGGCGTCATCCGCAAACGCGGGCCACACAAGACCGACGACGAGGGCACGCCGATCAAGGGCGCGAAACGCGGCCTCGCCGAGCTGTCGAAGCACTACCAGGTAGTGATCTTCACAGCCCGCCCGAACCTCAAGCGCGTGAAGAAGTGGCTGAAGGACCACGACATGTGGCAGTACGTCACCGACCTGACGAACACCAAGCCGCAGGCCGTCCGGTACCTCGACGACCACGCCGAGCACTTCACCACCTGGACCGCCGCGCTCGCCAGCATCCGAAAGGCCGAAGACACCGGCCAGGCCGACCGTGACCGGATCGGATACCACCTCGAGCTGCACGGCCGCCAGCTCGAAGCGCAGCTCCAGCAGGAGCTGCAGGGCGCACTGACCGAGCTCGGGGACCGGGCCGCGACAGCGTTCATGTCCGTCGCGCAGAAGGCCTCCATGCCGATGCTGCACCGCCTCGTCGCACGGGTGATGGCCCAGCTGAACCTGCAGCAATGGATTCAGGACACGCTGCTGCCGATCCTTCGCAACCACTCCACCCGCGTCATGGGCGACACCCAGCAGACCCTGTCGCAGCAGACCGGGCTGCGCCTCGTGGTCCCCGAAGAGCACGCCGCCAGCATCCAAGCCAGCGCCGGCGAGGGCCTCGGGATGGCCGACATCGAACCGCAGGTCCGGCAGATCATCCTGACCGCCATCCGCGGTGGCCTGGACCGTGGCCAGAACCCGACCGTGACCGCGCAGTCGATCCGGAACCTCATCCCGCAGGGCCGGTTCGTGCGCGCCGGCGCCGGGTACCGCGCGCAGCTGATCGCCCGCGAAGAGACACGACGGGCGCAGCGCTCCAGCGTCCTGGCCGCCTGCGACTCCAACCCGAGCATCACGCATGTGGAGCTGCGAGACGGGATCTACGGCGAACCCAGGTCGGACAGTGAGTGCATCGCGAGGGACGGCGAAACCGTCCCGGTCGCGGAGGCGCGCGCGGTCCACCCCTATCACATCGCGTGCACGCTGATGCCGTTGCCGGTCGTGAACGTCGCTGCGGGTCAGCTGCCGATCGCCGCATAGCCAGTCACCGCGCTACCCGGGAGGGACCAATGCGGAAACTCAAGCCCGCCAGTGCGGATCCGCGGTGGACCGTGGCGTGGTTCGGATGGATCGCGGCGTTCTTCGTGATCGAGGGCAGCGCGCTCGCCCGGCACCGCCCGCAGGACACGCTCAGCGATCACGTGTGGGCGTGGTTCGACATTCCGCAGCACGCCCCGCCCGCTCGCAGCGCCCGCGGCCGCCGGCTCGCGCTGCTCGCGTTCCTCGCCTGGCTCGTCGGCCACTTCCTCTCCGGCGACGAGGTCTGATGTACCCCGGGCTCCCGACCTACCGGAACGGCTCACTTCAGATCGGGACGATCGATCAGGAGTGCTCCGCGCGGGTCGTGACCCGCCGCGGCCAGCCGTACGGCGCATGGGTCGATGACACCACGTTCAACGCTCAGCATGACCTCGCCTACTACGTCGACCTGACCGTCGCGAAGTACGCGCCGCTCGGCCAAACGGTGTTCGTGTGCGTCCCCCCGGGTGAGCCGCACCATCACTGGCCAGCACCGATCGTCAGCGTGTACGAGGCGTACATCTTCGGGATGGGCTGCCCACCCGACGCGTGGCTGCCGCTCCCCCACTTCGACGCCTACTGCGTCCAGCGCCGCTGGCCAGGCACCCACGGCCGGAAAGCGCCGACCCCCGCCCAATACTCGTGGCTGCTGCAGATGGTGCTCAAGAACCGGCCCCACCACGTCTTCGAGTTCTGATGGACGGCTGCCCCCTCACCCCCAGAGAGCTCGCGACCCTGGAACTGCTCTCCGAAGGCCTCGTGTACAAGCAGATCGCGATCCGGCACGGCGTCAGCCAAAGCACCGTCCGGACGCACCTGCACAAGATCTACACCAAGATCGGTGCGGTCGATCGAGCGCACGCCGTGCTCATCGCCGAGCGCGCCGGGTGGATCCGCCCCGAAATCGGGCCGGTCATGTCACCGTCGCACCAGCTGCTGTTCGACGTCCGCGAGGCGCTGCGACGCATCGAGCGGCGCCTCCCGCTGAACCGGCACGAACGCGCCCGCCTCGCCCGGTTCGAGCACGAGGTCCGAAACCACCCCGACCGCGGACCGGAAGCGGACCGGATGCTCGACGACCTCGGCGCGATCCTCACCTACGTCGGCCGGTACGGCCAGATCCCAAGCCGTGAGCGACCGAGACGCCCAACCGATGGGTGACGACACCCGGTACGCCCGCAACGTGCAGGCGCTCGCCCGCCAGTCGGTGATGCACCACCGCCGCCGCGAAGAGGAGCTCGAGCGGATCCTCGCGGACCTGCTGACCCTGCCGCACCGAAACTGCAAGTGCCGGGTGTGCAAGCACCTGCGCCACCTCGCGCGCGAGCTCGAGGACAACCACTGAGCGTGGCCCCGACCGGGGCGTGGCCGACCCCGATCACCACACCACGGACATGGAGGGCCGCGACTTGGCCGCTGATTCTGTACCCCACCCGTCGCAGGACATCACGGCCTCCGTTGCGGTCATGTCTCACCAGATCGGTGAGGTGAAGAGCGCGGTCGAGCGCACCCACAGCGAGATGACCCGCCAGCTCGACGACCACGGCAAGCGGATCGGGGCGCTCGAGGAGGCCGGTATCCGGGCTGATGAGCGCGAGCAAACCGAGGAGCGGCTCCGCCGGCTGCTGAAGGAAGAGCGGGTCGAGGTGGAGCAGATGGACACCGCCCGCGCCGGGGTCAACCTCGCGCGCTGGCAGGTCTGGATGGCGGCGCTCGCTGCGGTGGCCGCTGTCGCCTATGTCGTCGTGACGTTGCTGCCGCACAACTGACCTTCAAGGAGGCCCCATGGCTGATCTGACCGCCGCGGAGCGTGACGCGCTCCCGGACAGCGACTTCGCACTGCCCGGCCGGCACTACCCGATCCACGATGAGGCGCACGCCCGCGCGGCACTGAGTCGCGGTGCTCAGCACGCCTCGCCTGAGGAGCTCGCGACGATCAAACGGAAGGTCAAGGCCCGCTACCCGACCATCAAGGTCAACAAGACGGTCAGGAAAGCGCAGGCCGCGATCGCGAAGGCCGCCGCCGTCGACATTCGCGTCCCGGTGTGGAAGGACGACACCCGCCAGATCGTGTACGGCGTCGTGCTCGTCCCCGACCAGGTCGACTCCCAGGGCGATGTCATCTCCAAAGAGGAGATCGAGAAGGCCGCGCACCGGTTCCTCGAGCGGTCCCGCAAGCATGATGTGCAGCACGACGAGAACCCCGCCGCGGTCGCCCCCGTCGAGTCGTTCATCGCCCCCACCGACTTCACGCTCGGCACCCAACGCGTCCTGAAGGGCTCGTGGGTGATGGCCGTGCATGTCACCGACCCGAAGGTGTGGAAGCGAGTCCAGAAGGGCGAGAACCCGTTGGACGGCTTCAGCATCGGCGGGACGGGCGAGCGCACCCCAATCGCAGCGTGACGTCATGGGCTGGGGTGGCGGCAAACCCGAGCAGCCGACCGGCCTGTCGCTGCTGCTGACCGACGATCAGTGGGCGGCGATCAACGCCGAGCGCGTGATCGTGGAGGTCTGGTCAGACGGCACGTTCGCGGCGTTCCACCCGGAAAGCACCCGGGTTGCTCACGGCCGGACACCGCGTCTCGCGATCGAAGCTTTGACCACCTGACCCTAACCCTACAGTCCAGATTGACCCCCATGGCCTTCGGGCGTAGGAGACCAAAGTGTCGGTGAACGGCAGCAGACAGGACCCGCTCCAGGCAGCGATCGAGCAGGCCCGGCAGCAGGAGGCGCAGCAGCAGATGCTGCAGCAGATCCTCCAACAGGCGTTCCATCAGCCGCACCGGGTGGTGCAGATCACCGGCCCGTGCATGATCGGTGTCGTTGACAACCCGACCGGCGGGAAGCTGCTGATGATCGCGCAGCCGAACGGTGAGCGGTGGGACGTGCCGATCAACCCGGCACTTGCCCGGAGCCTGATGCAGTCCCTCGCCGAGACCGACGAGGACACGCAGCCGGCGACGGACGCGATCGAGGGTCACCCAGCGTGACCCAGCTGGTCAACTGGTTTCACGTCTGGACCGGCCCCGGGTCCGCGTGGCACGAGCCTGTCGAGGAGCACCTCCAGGCCCTCGCGCGCGCCGGATTTGACGGGCGGTTCAAGGTCGGGATTGTCGGGCCGCACGACACCCGTGTCGAGGCGCTCGACCTGATCTCCGCGCAGCGTCAGCCCGACAAGGTCGTGCAGGCCGAGGAAGGGTGGGAGCAGCTGACGCTCCGCGCCGCCCGCGCTGACGCGAGACGGCACCCGTCCGGGCTGACCTTGTACTGCCACACGAAGGGTGCGACGCATGGCACCGGGCAGATGTCGCACTGGCGCCGGTCGATGACCACCGCGCTGCTCGCAACCCTGCCCGCGAACGTTGCGACATTGGCGATGGTCTACGAGGCGGTCGGCTGCCACTGGCTTGACCAGCTCCCCTCGGGTGGCCGCGGGTTCGCGGGCAACTTCTGGCTCGCGCGCAACGACTTCCTCGCAAGCCTGCCGCCGGTGCCGTCGCGGTCACGGCATGACGCCGAGTCGTGGATCGGGTCCGGTGACCGCTCGCCGGTGCTGCTGGACCTGAACCCTGGCTATCCGGGCGAGGTGTCCTGGGTCCAAGCGATCGGATGGCCACGATGACGCAGGGAGCGTCGGCCCCGTTCCACATGGAGCACCTCACCGGTTGCGCGCGCTGCCACGGCGAGGGGCACGACCACCTCGACTTCCAGCCGCTGACCCACCCATTCACGGCCGAGGACAACGGCCGCCCGTTCTCGTTCACCCACTGGTGCCCGTGCCCGGCCAACGGCGAGCCGATCCTCTTCGGGATCGCGGAGCCCGGGACGGCACCGAACCCAATCGCGGTGACTCGTACATGAGCAAGCGCGCAAAGAAGCCGACGCCGATTCTCCCGAGCGGCCTGACGCACAGCCAGTTCGGGCCCCGCCCACGTCGCGACGGCAACGTCACGAAGAACGACCAGCACGGTGCGTTCATCGTCGGTCTCGGCCAGCGGCTACTGACCCGGTACACCGACGGTGGCCCTGGGACCGAGCCGAAGCCGCGGATCAAGCGCCGCGCCTACGGCGACCCCGCTGGCCGGCTGCCGAAGCGTGGCCAGATCGGCTCCGGTGGAAGGTTCGCTCGCTCGACCCGCCGGAGGGCGGCGCGATGAGCGGAGTGCTGTACCCAGGCCAAGAGGCGCTCCTCAAGTTCTTCGAGTGCGAGCATCTCCCCACCGATCTGCGCGCGGTATCGGAGCCCTTCCGAGATCTCGCACTGGGGTTGAAGGCGGCTGCACTCGCTGGCCGCATCGCCCCGGACGCTGAGTTCACGACCGCGCTCCGGAAGCTGCTCGAGGCCAAGGACTGCGCTGTGCGCGCCGCGCTCGGAGCCCGACGATGATCAGCTACGACTACGGCCGCGTCATCGAGCTCACCGACGCGGACGTCATCTGGCCATTCCACGGCGAGCCGCACATCCTGCTGAAGGCCATACGCCGCGAGTCGATCGACCCCTTCCCCGCCTACGCGCACGATGTCGGGCTCGTCCGCGCGACCCTCGCGCACGTCGACCAGATCGTCGGCGATGGCGTCGTGGTAAAGCCGACGGTCTACGTCCTCCACCACGAGATCCCGGCACGGACCAACGGCTGGGCCTACGCGAGCGTGCCCTACCCGAAGCCCAAGGACGGCGAGCCGCCCCACGAGGGGATCATCTGCCTCCCCGGCAAGCGCATCCCGCTGCACCCCGCGATGACCCGCTACGTGGTCGCGCACGAATACGGCCATCACGTCGAATACGAGATGCTTCGCCGCCGCGGCCTCGACCTCCACAAGAGCGACATCGCGCACGAGTACGCGAAGCTCCGCGGCGCCGATCCCGACATCGCATACGGCGGCCGCACCTGGCACGCAACCGCCGGCGAGCTCTTCGCCAACGACTTCCGGATCGTCGTCTGCGGCATCGAGCAGGAGTACTGGCCACACCCGGGCTTCACCCACCCGCTGAAGCTCGCGAAGGTCCGGAAGTGGTGGGCCAAGCACTTCGAGGCGCGATGAGCGACATCCTGCCGCACGGCCAGATCCGGTTCGAGACCTCGCCCGAGCACGACGGCGCCGTCTCGAAGATCACGGTCGAGGTCAACGGCAAGCCGGTCGCTGACCTCAGCTGGGCAGTCGCGGGGGTCACGTTCACTTCACCGCCACGGACGCTCCCGATCTGGACGGTGGACTTCGCCGCTGATCCGGACGACCCGACGCACCTCACTCTCGGCGGGCCGCGATGACCGTGACGGTCGTGTTGACCGTCTACAACGCTGGGCAGTACCTGCCGAAGGCGATCGACTCCGTGCTCCGCCAGACCTACACGGACTTCGAGCTGTGGATCATGGACGACGGATCCACCGACCCGCTCGTCGCCCACACTCTCGCCGGAATCAACGACCCTCGCGTCGCGGTCGTCACGCACTCCCCCACTGCTGAGGAGCGCGCCGCCACCACCCGGTACGCGACGCTGATCAACGTCGCGGTCGCCGCGTCCGACGGTGAGCTCATCACCTACCTGTGCGGTGATGACTACTACGCGGACGACCGGCTCGAGCGGATGGTCGCCGAGGTCGAGAACGGCCACGACGTCGTGTACGGCTCCCAGGTGCTGCTCAACCAGTACGGCCAGATGTTCGGCATCCGGCCAACGGAGGGTGTCCTCGACGACGCCTACCACCGCGTCGACCACAACTCCGTCATGCACACCCGCACCGCGTTCGAGAAGGCTGGCGGGTGGGATGACAGCCCGGAGCACTGGCGGCAAGCTGACGCGATCTTCTGGCGGCGCCTGACCGCCGCCGGCTACCAGTTCCACCCCGTTGGCGGTGGCCCAACCGACGCGAAGCACTACCGGCCCGACGGCGTCGACCAGTGCGCGATTCGAGGAGAGGACCCCTGGAAATGAAGGTCCTCGTCACCGGCAGCAACGGGTTCATCGGCCAGCACCTCGTACAGCACCTCCAGGAGCATGGCCACCACGTCGACGGGCACGACCTCGCCGACGGCGACCTCTCCCAGCCCGGTGTGTTCGCCGATCGGCTCGAGCGGTCCGCGCCGGATCATGTGATCCACCTCGCCGCCCAGGTCGGCCGGCTGTTCGGCGAGGACGACCTCCTGCACACCATCACCGCGAACGTGGCCATGACCGCGCTGATCGCGAAGGCGTGCGGCGAGACCAGAACCCCGGTGCTGTACACGTCCTCCAGCGAGGTTTACGGCGACCAGGGCGACGCCGTCTGCTTCGAATACGGGCCGGTGACGCTGCCGCACAACCTCTACGGCCTGACGAAGTTCCACGGCGAGCAGATCCTCCGCCTGTACGCCCCGCACGACCTCAAGATCGTCCGGCTCTCAATGCCATACGGCCCGGGCGCGCCCCCCGGCCGCGGCCGTCGCGCGCTCGACACGTTCCTGTGGCAAGCGCTCCACGGCATGCCCTTGACCGTCCATCGTGGCGCGGAGCGCTCGTGGTGCTGGGTAGGTGACACCGTCGCCGGCATCCGCCTCGTGCTTGAGCAGGGCCACGGCGTCTACAACATCGGCCGCGACGACTGCCCCGTCTCGATGCTGCACCTTGCCCTGATGTGCTGCGAGCTCGCCGGCGCCGACCCAAACCTGATCGAGGTCGTTGACGCGCCGGCGATGCAAACCGTCGTCAAGCGGCTCTCGACAGGGCAGCTTCGATCGCTCGGGTGGGCGCCGACCGTCGAGCTCACGGAGGGTCTGCCGATCATGCTCGACTGGATCCAACGCTTCGACGCCGAAGGACGAATGGTCGTCACATGATCGTGTCGATCGTCATCCCCACGATGCCCGGCCGTGAGGATGAGCTCGATCGCACCATCGCCGCGTACAAGTCGCGGACCAGCGTTGAGATCGAGTGGCTGATCGAGCACGACCACCCGACGTGCGCGGCCGGCTGGAACGCCGGCGCAGCCCGCGCGACAGGCGAGATCCTGCACATGGGCGCCGACGACCTCGAGCCGACATCCGACCTGTGGCTCCCGGCCGCGGTTGCCGCGATCGAGCGTGGCTGCATTCCGCTCGGATGGGTGACCGAGGATGAGACAGGCCGGTTCGGCCGGGACTTCGCTCGCGTCCCCGCCTGCCACCGCGACTGGTGGCATGACGTGCCCCCGGAGCTGCACTACTACTCCGACAACTGGTTCGGGGATCAGATGACCCGAAACGGCCACCCTCCGGTCGCGGTGGACGGGTTCGACTTCTATCACCGCCGCAGCATGGTCGGCCGCAACGAGGCCGAATGGGTGGAGCGCGACCATGCCGCCTACCAGCGCCTCTCGACATGTTCGACCCGCTGATCCTCATCACCGTCCGCGACCGCGTGACGGACCTCCGTCAGCTCGTGGAGTGGCTCGAGCGGGCCGGCCACCAGCGGATCGTGCTGCTCGACAACGCCTCCACCTACGAGCCGCTGATCGAGTACCTGAAGGCCTCACCGCATGATGTGCGGCCGCTCGGGGAGAACCTCGGCGCCAGGTGCGCATGGCTCGCCGATCAGGTCCCCGCCGACGAGTGGTTCGTCGTGACCGACCCCGACATCGTCCCGATCGAGGACTGCCCGCTGGACCTGGTCGCGCACCTCCGCGAGATGCTTGAGCAGCACCCGCTGTACAGCAAGGCGGGCCCCGGGCTGTTCCTCGACGATCTCGACGCTGCGCCGTTCATGGACTGGGAGCAGTCGCTGATGGGTGTCGCGAGCGCGCAGGTGCCGCTCCCGTCAGGCCGCGAGCTCGCCGCGGGCGTGTTCGGGTCGCTGATCGACACCACCTTCGCGCTGCACCGTCCCGGCACCCAGTTCACCTACCAGGCGATCAGGACCGGCCGGCCGTACATGGCGCGGCATCTCTCCTGGTATCGCGAGACCGACCCGACCGACGAGGACGTGTTCTACCTGCAGCACGCTATCGCCGGGGCGCGCGGGTCAAGCTGGGCGCAGCGCGTGTACGGCCGCAGCGACTAGCCAGGGTCGTCGGGGAACTCGTAGGCCACGCCGGCGTACGCAAACTCGGCAGCCAGCCGGGTCATGTTGGCCAGCGCCCACAGCTCCTCCCCGGGCATCTCGACGAGACACCACCGGCACACAAAGCCGTACGCGCTCGGACACATCACGTCGCCGAGCACTACCGCCGGCGAGTCGAGCGGCAACTCCACGCCGCACCGGTAGCACGACTCCCACTCCAGAAACGGGCCCGGGCCCCACTCCGACATAACCCCATCTTCTCACGGCCCCGCGGGGCGAAGGGAGGACTCGCGCATGCGTGTCATCGCGTATCCAGCCGACCAATCCGGATGCGGCGCGTACCGCATCGTCAACCCGGTCGGTGCCGCCACCCTCGCCGGCTGCGACGCGCGCCTGGGGTCCGACGGCTCCCCCGGCCGCGGCCTACCGATCGAGCAGAAGATCATCGACGGCCGCCGGTACGCCCGGCCACGCCCGATCGACGCTGACGTGATCGTGTTCCAGCGCCCGGTCAGCCAGGTCATCTCCGAACTCATCCCAGCCATCCAGGCCGCTGGTGTTGCGGTCGTGGTCGATATCGACGACGACCTGACCCGCATCGACCCCAGGCACCCGCAGTACCGGTCGTTGAATCCGACGACCAGCCCGGAGCACAACTGGCGGTGGCTGATCAAAGCGTGCCGGCTCGCGGATCTCGTGACGGTCACCACACCGGCGCTCGCCTCCCGGTACGCCGCCCACGGCCGCTGCGCCGTGCTGCCGAACTGCGTGCCCGCCCGCATGCTCGACCTTGACCGCACCAGCGACGGGCGGACCGTCGGGTGGGCCGGCTGGACCGTCACGCATCCCGGCGACCTGCGAGTCACGCACGGTGGCGTCAGCCTCGCGCTCGACAGCACCGACTCCAGGTTCCTGAAGATCGGGGAGCAGGACGACGCATGGAAGGACCTCGGGCTACACCAGCCCCCGGAAGCCACCGGCCCGCTGTGGGACCTCGACGACTACTACCAGGCGCTCGCCCGCCTCGACGTCGGAATCGCGCCGCTGGTCGACACCCAGTTCAACGCCGCGAAATCATGGCTGAAGCCACTGGAGTACATGGCCGCCGGCACCCCATGGGTCGCATCCCCAACCGCCGACTACCTCCGCCTCGCCGAGTACGGCGCCGGCGAGATCGCGAAGGACCGCGCACGCGACTGGAACCGCGAAATCACCCAGCTGCTGACCAACCGCGACTACTGGAACGCACAGTCCCAGCTCGGCCGGCAGATCGTGCGTGAGCACCACACCTTCGAAGGCAACGGCCACCTTTGGTGCGAAGCGTGGGAGACCGCGCTGCGGCACCGCCGCGGCACCGCGCACCCGTCGCTAGCCGCCTAGGACGGGTACCTACGGATGGCCTGCAGATCGGCTTTCAGGGCTGCAAGTTCGGCGAGGCCACGGCCGACCGGAGTGCCCAGTTCCCGAGCTGGTGGATCGCCGTATTTCCGCCACCGGAACCAATGCTTATTGCACAGTCCGCGCGCCCTAACCACCTGATCGCAACCTTCCACACAACAGCGACTTGGCTGGCGTCGGCACTCTCGATCCCACAGACAAACTGCTTGGCGCCAGATCGCGTAATCGCGCGCCTTCTTGCTTTGAAGTGGATGCTCATCGAGGATCTCCGCCAACGCAACACAAGCTTGCCCCGACATCGTCCAAGATACGGCGGGCTTCCGCGCTCCCTCCCGATGCATGTAGCTGAGGCTGCCCAGACCCGTCCGCTCTTGGACCGCTAACAAGAGAGCCGCATCATCGGCGCGGAGCGCGATCGTGAAACGTGGGGTGTGCCCGCGGCCTTCTCGCTGTCGCACAGGCAACGCCACGATCTGAAAGCTGCCCTCGCCATCAGCGAATCCGGCAAGCCAACACCCGAATGCGTCATCGGAAAGACGTCCGATGCCCTGCGAAGGCTCGATTCCTGCCCAGAAGCTCGCCGATGCGAGCGTGCGAGACTTCGGCATGTCATCACGCTCCTAACGTGGTGGCCACGCCCCGGGCTGTTAGCGCAGCGCCGGGGCAACTAGTTCCGGACCCAGATTCTAACCGTCCTGAACGTGCTTGTCATCCGGTGGCGAAAGGAGCGCGACGCCATGAAACCCCTGCATAGGCTCACAGATCTTGACGTCTCTTTTGTAAGTCTCGTCAACAGGGCCGCTGTGAGAGACCCAAGCAATCCGAGCGAACCCATGCGCTTCCTTCTGACAAAGGGAGAGCAGCCGGTGGTCGATATGACGACGCGCGGCGCCAGTTCAACTACTACCGAAGGAGGGCACATGCCCGATACCGAGGCCGAGCTGCGCGCCGCCCTTGAGAAGGCCGAAGCAGCGAACGCCGAGCTCCAGGCCAAGGTCGAGGAGCTCGAGAAGTCCGCGAGCACCAACCCGGACAAGCCCACCAAGAAGGGCAAGAAGGGCAAGCCGACCGTGGCGAACCCCGACCCCGACCACGACGGTGACGACGACACGAGCGTCTCCGGCGACACCGATCACGACTACCAGAAGGCGCCGAAGGGAGCCAACAAGATGAGCAAGAGCGACATCGAGAAGGCCGAGGAGCGGATCGCCAAGGCTGAGGCCGAGGCGAAGGCCGCGACCGAGCGCGCCGAGAGCGCCGAGAAGATCGCCAAGGCGGAGCAGGACCGGCGTGTCCTGGCCGAGCATGTCGAGTTCGCGAAGTCCGAGCTGCCGCACATGGGCGACTCGACCGAGCTCGGCGCCGAGCTTCACGAGCTCGAGAAGTCGATGGCGGCCGAGGCGTACGAGAAGCACATTCAGCGCCTCAAGGCCGCGAACGAGCAGATCGCGAAGGGCGACCTGTTCCGTCAGCTCGGGGTGGACGGCAGCCCGACCGCCGGCAACGCCGACGACTCGCGCGTCGTCCAGGAGAAGGCCGCGGAGCTCCGCAAGGCCGACTCCAGCCTCTCCGAGTTCGACGCGACCGCCAAGGTCCTCCGCGACAACCCGGAGCTGATCCTCAACAACCGCTGAACCGTTTCCCCCGGTTCTCTGAGAAAGGAAGGACACGGTCCAGATGGCCAGTTCCAAGTCGAACCCCTATGCGGGTAAGTCGTTCCCCGCGGGCTCCACTTCGCTCGCGCAGTTCCAGTTCGTGGTGATCAACAGCTCCGGCCAGATCGTCACGCCGTCCGCGACGGGCGTGTTCGCCCTCGTGCTGTGGGAGGCAGGAAACCTCGCCACCGAGACGATCACCAACAACATGCCGTCCGGCGGGTACGTCGTCGGCAACAACTACGGCGTGATCTCCCCGTTCATGTCGTGGTCGAAGGTGATCACCGGCGCGAACCTCACGGTCGGTCAGGCAGTCATGACCGACACGAGCGGTCACGCGATCCCGCAGACCGGCTCCGGGGTGATCCTCGGGTACGCGCTCGCCGCCTCCAACAGCGGCGACATCGTCGAGCTCGCACCCAACTGATCCCGCATCGGTTGAACGCCCCTCGGGCGGCGGCGTCGTAGCCGCCCGACCAGTTCCAGGGCACGGGCCAATTTGGCCGCAGCCCCCTCCAACGCGCGACCCCGGACACGGGGCGCCGTCTCCACACTGAGAAAGGAGGGGCACGGTGCCCCAGCCAAGCTCCGGCCAGCTTCATATTGATCACCTGCTGACCAATATGGCGCTGATGTACAGCCAGAAGGCGGAGAACTTCGTCGCCGACAAGGTCTTCCCGCTGTTGCCGGTCAATCACAAGAGCGACGACTACCTGATCTACGAGAAGGGGACCTTCTACCGGTCCGGGCAGATGGAGCCGCGAGCTCCCGGCCAGGAGCCGCAGGAGGCCGGGTACGAGGTCACGATCGGGTCCTACAGCGCGAAGGAATGGGCGCTGCAGACCACGATCGACGACACCGAGCGTGCGAACGCCGACAACCCCGTCGACGTGGACATCGCGGCGACCACGTTCCTGCAGACCCAGGCGATGATCAACCGCGACACCCTCTGGACGAACGGTTACTTCAAGACCGGGATCTGGGGCAACGCCGACCAGGCCGGCGTGGCATCCGCCCCGTCGACCAACCAGTTCATCCAGTTCGACCAGTCCGGCGCAACCCCGATCGAGACCCTGCGTGGGCAGGCGCTGGCGGTCGAGTCGACGACCGGTTACCGCCCGAACGTCGCGGTCTTCGGCCCGAAGGCGTATGAGGGCTTCCTGCTCTCGCCGGAGGTCGCCGACCGCGTGAAGTACACCCAGATGGCGCAGGGGTACTTCGGGAACCCGAACGCGGCGATCGCGGCGATCCTCGGGATCGAGAAGATCCTCGTCGCGCGCGGCGTGTCGAACACCGCGGCGGAGGGGCAGGCGGACAGCATCGGCTACATCGCCGACTCGCGGTCGATCCTGCTCGCCTACGCGGCCCCGGCCCCGTCGGTCAAGCAGCCGTCCGCCGGGTACACGTTCGCGTGGACCGGCCTGATCCCGGGTGCCGGCAGCGCGGCCGGTGGCGTGATCATGCGCGGCCGCCGCGAGCTCGCTCACTCCGACGTGCTGCAGATCCGTGGCGCGTACGACCAGCGCGCGGTCGCGACCGACCTCGGGGTGTTCCTCTCCGCGGCCGTGTCGTCCACCTACAACGGCTGATCGGCCGCCTCTAAACCGGCCCGGCTGATCCGGCCAGAAAGGAGCCACTCGTGGCTTACGTTGTGACACGTCCGTGCCTGATCGGTCATTGGCGCCAGCCCGGGGAGGTCCTCACCACCGAGGAGCTCCAGGGCCGCAGTGTCCACCAGATGGAAGAGCTCGAGCGGACGATCCGCTTCGACGCTTCCATCCCGGAGCCTGCGTCCTCGAAGCGGCCCGTTGAGGCACCCGTCGAGGGTGGCGAGGGCGAGGACCTGAGCAGCCTTTCGCTCAAGGACCTGAAGGTCATCGCCACGGAGGCGGGCGTCGAGAACGCCGACAAGCTGCGGTCCAAGGACGCCGCGGTCGAGGCG